TTCCAGCCACCCTAATTGCATCCTTTTTAATCGCATTAAAAAGTTCTTTCGGAATATAGGATATATCCGCAACTGGAATAAAGTTCACATATACTTTATAGGTGCCATGATGCTGCCCCGACTTCGCTTCCACTTCGACAAAACCTTCTTTAATATATATGTCCACCAGCTCTTTTGCATTTGTTAGCGCATTCCAACTGTAAAAATCATAGTCAGGTATTTCTACATCCTTGTTATAGAATTGATCTTGTTTTGGCAGTATATTATTAATCGCGGTGCCGCCGTAACAGATCAATTGTTTTTGCCTTAAAAAACTTTCAACAATTCCTATTATGCGTTTGATTTCTGGCGAATTGGCTGCAATTTTCCCCTGCTTTTCTTCCGCGGTATCAACTGCCTGTCTTAATATCGCTAATTCACAGTCTTCAAATTTCAAATTCTGGCATATATTATTTTTTTTCATTATATTATCTATATATTGTCTATATAATATAATCAAATCAAATCGTTTGTTTATTTACTGGGAGAAATGGAAAAAACTAATTTTGCATCAACTTCTTTATCTGTTTTTTCAAGTGCTTCTTTATTTGCCTTTTCATGTGCTTCTCCATTTAATTGCCTTGCTCTTTTTGGAATAGGTCTTGGTGTTTTTAACCATTCTTCTCTTGATTTATGCACATTGTATAAAAAGTTACCCATTGTTGTATAATATATAACTTTGTAAAATGTTTTTAAGTTGATTTATACAAATAGCTTAATAATAAACAAAAAATATTTATTATATTTATTTATTTATAATATTTATAATATTTATTTATCAATCTAAATGCCAAATATCTCCTGCTTTAAAGTTTCAATTAGGTTTCCCGTGTCAATTTGAGGAATTTCAAAATTTTTACCATAATCAGCAATTTCTTGCTTTTGCTTTTCACTTACTGATAAATTGTCAATAAGCACCACATATAATAGTGTTCGGTTGTCTTTTACATCTAAATAGCAGGGATATACTGTTCTTCCACCAGAATTTGCATCTCTTTGACCTGTGTATCCACTGTTAACTTTGTTGATTGCCTCGAATACAGTTGCAATTTTTGATGGACCATTCAATGATGTATAAATAAATCCATTGACTTTATCAATTTCTCCGTTGATTGGATTTTTTGGCTCCTGAAATGAATAAATTTTATTAGCAATAGTTTTTACAACATAATCCATATCTTCCAAGCATTTATATACTCTAAACTGTGATTTATCAACTGTATGAGTTAATGTAGTTGCTTTAACTCTTTCGGACGCGCTCTTAAATGCATCTCCTATATTGCAACCGGATACATTTTTGTTGATATCGTCAATTCGACTATTGTGAGTGCATATTAAGCTGAAAGTGTTTTGAGTTGTCCAATAATAGATTTCATTTTCGGGATATTGTGGACAATGTGCAATTCTTCCGCCGCCTCGCCCGGCCTTTTGAACCGCTTGGTTTTTATCTGAAATATCACCTAAAATGATATCTGTCCAAATTAATCCTTCGGGTTCTTCCAAGTCTTTTTCGCCTTTACGCGGCGCATAATGAAACGATGTTCCTCTGTTTACCTTTTTATTTCCCATTATAGCCAAGGGCCTGTCGTGTAAATTTAATGTTTTATATTTTTCAAAACATAACTGGTTAAATCTATGTCCTTTGGTTTTGAATATTCTTTTTACTGGATCCCCATGTTTATATACAGACAATCCAGTTTGGTTGAAAATCATCACATGCCAGCCTATGTTTCTTAAACTCATTGCTAAATCAACCATACTACTGCGTTTTGAACATGAATTTATAATCGCTTTTCTGTAATAAATTTCTCCTGAAGGCAAAACAATTGGTTTTTGAAAATGATCGTCGTTTTCATCTATGTTTCTAAAAGCAAACCCGTTTTTACTTTCGCGTGTCAATTGTTTCACAATCTTAAATTTAGTTGATGGATGATGCATGGCTCTATAAGTTGAACAACTGAGGTCGTCTTCATCACACACATAATTCGCGGCGTTTTCACATTCCGCATATTTTCCCTCTAATAGTTCGCCTTCTGTGGCAGAAATCCAATAAATCGCCTCTAATGAACGGTTCTCTTTGTCTATCATTCCTAAAAAGCTCTCAATCTTGTCCTTGTATATTACTGTTTTATCTCTAATTCGCGGATAAGTTTCATCCGCCTCGTCAAACATTAGAATATTTTTGACATGATGATTGCGAATATTTTTAAATTGAATGTGCGCCATCAGCTTCAGAATTTTATCCAGCTGTGGATTATTTGCCAAAGCAACAATTACTGGCGTTTTATAGTCTTTTTCGTCGTCTGTAATATAGGCATCAATTTTGGGTTTCAACTCATCGAATGTGGTTTTTGTGTTTGATGACAATGTAAATACTTCACAATCGCAATCTTCAACTGCTTTTTGAATTGAGCCAGATGATTGGTCGGAACTTGTAAATGCATCCCGAATTGAGCCAGACGATTGGTCAGCTAATGTTTTGTCATTTGACACAATAATGTAGAATACCGGTTTTAAATCAGGGTTCTTTTTTATTTGTTTTATTTGTTTTATTAAAATCGCTGTTTTTCCTTTCTGAGTGTTGAAAACAATGAATGTAGCTTTAGAATTTTTATAAAATTGTCTCATAATTAATAATTTTATTCCTGTTAATTGAATTTCGCATGCAGATTGTGGAATATGTTCATTCAACATATATATGCATTCATCTTCATGTAAACCAAATTTTAAATAATTTTCTTCGATAAGAGAATTAATGTAAAAATTGCAGTCTTCTTCAGAAAACGGAGTGTCATCATCCAATAGTTCTTCTATCGTCTCTGTCAAATCTGCGACAGATTTAACAATAATTTCTCGATTTTGGGACATTTAATATAGTATTGAATATAATATTTAAACCTATTTATTATATTTAATTAAATTTCAATTTTATTAAACATCCAATTATTTAAATATATATTATTTAAATTAATACTTAAAGACAATTTAATAACTTAATATTGGACACTTCGTCGGCCATTTAAATCTCAAACTTATAGAAATCACTGCTTACCGTGCGCGTCGCAAAAGACACATTCGGATCTTGCGGTGGCGGCGCCGGTATCGTCTCCTGAATATAGCGCAACTTCTCTGGTTTTAGAACAAATGCATGCCCTGCATCATCGAAAAACAAATCATTCTCCTCTAAACTCGTGTCTACAGTTTGATATCGCATTGCCAACATTTGAACTCCATATGTTCGCATCGTTAAAGAACTCGGATTTAAAGGATTTGCCCCTTTATCTGGCATCCCAATCGTAACATTTAATTTATTGTATTCAATTAGCTCTACCATGTCTGGCGCATTTATTATATCATAAAAATGCAGTGCCCGCATAAAAATCGAATTACTTGTCATATTCATATACTCATGAAACGGCTCCGACTCCATAAATGCTAAATTACTTCTATCCACTATTATCGCAACCTTCCCAGCCAAATCCGACAATTTAATTGTTCCAAAATTCTTACCATAATACTCAAAACTGAATTGCTTATCCATCAACATATCATTATGACTTTCCAATAATTTTGCAAAATTGGCATACATCTCTTGATTTGAGCTCTTTATACGAAGATGTAATATAATCGGATCAAATGGATTTGGAGCAGTCGAGCTGGCAAATGCATAATCTCTTATAATATTTAACACATCACTAAATTGAACCGAATTGAATGTCTCTTTCACGCAATAACTATCTGACGTAGATGTCGCCACTACAGGTTGATTATCAATCGAATAAATCTCGAAATCCAAGCCTCTTACACCTTGCTTAATTAAGTCTTTTAATATACACGTATCTACATATCCATTTTTATAATTGCCTCCCGAACATGCATTATAAGCTGACTTAATGTAATAATCTCTGAGTGGATACTGATATAATTCATTGTTAGTATCAATCGATCTTATTCTACCATTTAATGTTCCAAACATTGTGTCCATGTTTTTACATTCTCTTGCTCTAAGACCATCCGAAAATATAGTTCCTGAAAAATAAAAATGAACTAAAAACGATATAATTACTACTGTCATTATTACAATAGACAAGGCTGTTAATACTGTTTCTTCTTTCATCTCGGTCATTGTTTTCATTCCTTTATTAAATGCTTCTGTAGCGCTATTAGTAGCAGACATATATTTATACTAACATAATATTTTATATCCTTCAATTATTAAATCTTATTATTAAATCTTTATTAGAATAAAGAATTAAATAATTATCACAATATATACTAATTATGGCAGGCGGTTTAATGCAATTAGTTGCTCAAGGGCAACAAAATATTATCTTAAATGGTAACCCATCTAAAACATTTTTTAAATGCACCTTTGCCCAATACACCAATTTCGGACTACAAAAATTCAGGGTCGACTTTGAAGGCTCTAAAACATTGCGTCTATCAGAAGAATCAACCTATACATTTAAAATTCCTCGATATGCCGACTTGCTAATGGATTGTTATCTTTCCATAGTTCTTCCAAATATTTGGAGCCCCATTCTGCCTCCACAAGATCCTAATCAAGCTGATGCTGCCAATAGTCAGAATTGGGTCCCGTATGAATTCAAATGGATACAAAATTTAGGGGCGAAAATGATCTCTAAAATTAGTATCACATGCGGCAATTATACTCTCCAAGAATATTCCGGTGATTATTTGTTAGCATCAGTCCAGCGCGACTTTAATACCGATAAAAAAATTCTATTTAATGAAATGATTGGCAACATTCCTGAACTTAATGATCCCGCAAATGCAGGATCTCGCGTCAACTCTTATCCAAATGCTTATTATACTGATGCGCTTGCCGGCCCTGAGCCATCTATTAGAGGCCGTATTTTATACATTCCATTAAATAATTGGTTCGGACTTAAAACACAAATGGCATTCCCTCTAACATCCCTCCAATATAATGAGCTTCATATTAATGTCACTTTGAGACCAATTAACGAACTATTTCAAATTCGCGATGTCTTTGATACCACCTACAATTTTCCCTATATAGCGCCCAATTTTAATGCTTGGTATATGCAATTTTATCGCTTCTTGCAGCCACCTCCTGACATCAATATTGGCATCAATTCTTACTCCGATCAAAGGACATTATGGAATGCCGACGTCCATTTGAATTGCACATATTGTTTTTTATCTAATGAAGAAGAACGCGTCTTTGCACTAGAAGAGCAGAAGTATTTAATCAAACAAGTGCATGAGCAGAAATTTTACAACGTTACTGGACCTAACAAAGTCAGTCTAGACTCATTAGGAATGATCGCCAATTGGATGTTCTATTTTCAGCGCAGTGATATTAATTTACGTAATGAATGGTCCAATTACACTAATTGGCCTTATAATTATATGCCGCAAGATGTTATTCCGGCGCCTTCGTCTGGATCTTATACTGTTTATCGCACAAATGCATTAAATCAACCTGTTCCTGTTAATATCGGTCCCGGTGTAAATCCAAATGGCAACTTAACTGGTCTGTTAATTACACCCACTTATACGCCGGAAAATGATAAATATATTTTGGTTGTTTTGGGCATTTTGTTAGATGGTTCTTACCGAGAGAATATGCAGCCGGCTGGTGTTTATAATTATATTGAAAAATATACTAGAACTACTGGCAATGCGCCGCCCGGACTATATTGCTATAACTTTTGCATGAATTCTAGCAACTCAGAATTACAGCCATCTGGTGCGATAAATATGAGCCGTTTTAATCAGATTGAATTAGAATTTACTACCATTATTCCGCCTCTTGATCCCTTGGCGCAAAGTTTGACTATTTGTGATCCTGCAACAGGCGATATTATCGGCATAAATAAACCGACTTGGCGCATTTATGATTACAATTTTAATATGACCCTGTTTGAAGAGCGTATCAATCAAATCATATTTATTGGCGGTAACTGCGGTTTGGCTTATGCAACTTAATAAGGCGGCAAAAATATAAACAAAAAATTGAATATAATATTACCATTCTTAGTAATATTATAACTAACAAATAAAATCAGAATGTATTTCTTTAAAGTCCTGCTATTTATTTTAAGCATTAGATTTGTTTTAACTCATGAAATATATACGCGAACACTATTAAGAGGACTGCATC